AAGCCCCACAAATGTATGACTTGCCCCAGCTTCATAAGCAAATGCTGGAAACTCTGGGTATCCAGAACGTAGACAAGATCATTCCTGTTGGCGCGGAGGTTATGCCGGAAGACCCTGTCAGCGAAAACATGAACATAATAAACATGAAGCCCGTCAAGGCTTTTGCCTATCAGGATCACGAAGCACACATTCGTACCCATATGGCAGCTATACAAGACCCGAAGATACTGGCTCTTGTGCAGCAGTCGCCTAATGCTGCTGTAATACAAGCTGCGCTTGAGTCCCATCTTCGTGAACATCTGGCGTTCCAGTATCGTTCCGAGATCGAGGAGCAGCTTGGTGTCGAGCTTCCCCCGATTGGAGAGCCGTTGCCACGCGACGTGGAGCAAAGGCTTGCAGGTCTTGTGGCCGCTGCCGCAGAGAAGCTTCTGCAAAAAGATATCGCGGAAGCTCAGGCCGAAGAAAACCGCAAAAGAATGGAAGACCCCGTTGTTCAGATGCAGCAGGAAGAACTTCGATTGCAAGCGGCGGATATCGAGCGGAAAGCCAAGGGAGACCAGATGCGTGTCGAAGCTGACCTTCTCAAAACCCAGACAACGGCAGAAACAGAGCGGATGCGTATTTCAGCTCAGGAGAAAACGACGGGCGCTCAGATTGGAGCCAAGATTGCAACGGAAAGCATGAAGGCTGCTGTCGATGACAAGGAAACCTCGTCTAGGGAAAAGATCGAAGGTGCCAAGCTAGGGGCCAAGATTGCTGAAGACATTGTGGAGGCCGCAGGTAATGCCAGCAAAAAAGAAGACTAAATCGCGGGTCAACGAAGCGGGAAACTATACAAAGCCCACTATGCGTAAACGCTTGTTCAATAAGATCAAGTCAGGTGGCAAGGGTGGAAAGCCGGGACAGTGGTCGGCAAGGAAAGCGCAAATGCTGGCTTCTCAGTATAAGAAGGCTGGTGGAGGATACAAATAATGGCTGTTAAAAAGAAAGCTCCCGGCAAGCTGACAAAGCGTCAGGAAGACACCCTGAAAAAACACGCCGTCCACCATACTAAAAAACACATGGCTGAAATGAGAAAGGTCATGCGAAACGGTAGCACCTTTACCGCCGCGCACAAGCAAGCGATGAAAAAGGTCGGCAAGTAATGCCCCTCAAAAAATCCCAGAAATCCCTGAAGGATTGGACAAAGCAAAAGTGGCGAACCAAGTCGGGCAAGCCGTCCACGCAGGGCAAGAAGGCAACAGGGGAAAGGTATCTTCCAGAAAGGGCTATCAAGAAATTAAGCTCCAAGGAATATGCTGCTACTACAAAGGCTAAACGCAAGGGCACAAAGAAAGGTAAGCAGCACGTTGCACAGCCTAAAAAAATTGCAAAAAAAACAAGGAGGTATCGTTAGTGAGTATACAAGGTGACCACATATTGACTCGTCTACAGAAGTTCATGCGAGAACAGATGAACGACGGGGCAGATCATCTTGCGTCTGGTGGTGCAAAAGATATGGCTGAGTACAGCCGTATGGTCGGACGCATAGAAGGAATAGCTATGGTAGAGAGAGAGATGGTTGAACTCTCTAGCAAGCTGCAAGACGATGACTAAACAGGATACCGCTGTGCCTGTAATAATTCAGCGCGAATCGAGCATTGCTCGCGGAGACAGAAAGAATGACGAAGACGTTAGAGAAAGAGCGCCCTGCGCTCAAAGAGGCAGTTGAAGAAGAAACGGCCTCTCAGCTACCACAGCCCTGCGGCTATAAAATACTGATAGCCCTTCCTGAAATTGGAGAGACCACCGAAGGTGGCATTATCAAGCCTGACATAGTTAGGGAGCTTGAGGAATATTCTACAGTAGTAGGCTTTGTGCTGAAGATAGGTCCAGATTGTTACGACCAAACGGCAGACCAGAGCAAGAAGTTTCCTACAGGAGCTTACTGTAAGGAAGGGGACTTCATTTTATTCCGTGCTTTTCAGGGAACCCGCATCCGTATCCACGGTAAAGAGTTCCGTCTTATTAATGACGATAATGTTGAGGCTGTTGTGGAAGACCCACGCGGCATTACGAGGGCTTAGAAATGGCTGAAGAAAAACTTGAAGTAGAGGAAAAACCCCAAGAAGAACTTTTTGAGATTGAGGTTATTGATGACACCCCGGAAGAAGATCGTCCTTTCTTGGGCAACGGTGCTTCCGATGATGACGACGAAATCAAGGGTGTCGGTCAACGAGCGCAGGACAGGATTGGTCAGCTTAAACGTGAGTTTCATGACAAAAGGCGTGAAGCTGAAGCAGCACAACGTATGCAGACCGAGGCCATCAATGTTGCCCAAACCATACGTCAAGAGAATGAACAGCTTAAGGCTTTGCTAAAAAGCGGTAACTCGGCTTTGTTTGATGTTACCAAAGCAAAGAACGACGCTGATCTTGCTCAGGCACAGTCAGACCTGACCAAAGCTTATGACGAAGGAAACGCCGAAGAAATTGTTTCTGCTCAGACGCAGCTTAACGAGTTGATGTTTGACGGGCGCAAGCTTCAAGAAGCGATTACTCAGAGAGAGGTTCTTGCTCAAGCTCCCGCCCCCGCTCCTGCTGCTGCTTTATCGCAGAAACCTGATATTACCCTAACAGAGCGGGACACGGATTGGATAAGAAGAAACCCGTGGTTTCAGAAAGATCAAAAGCTGACTGCTTATGCGATGGGCTTGCATTATGAACTTACGCAGCAAAAAGGAGTTCATCCAAACGGTTCAGAGTATTACGAAATGATTGATGATGAAATGCGAAAACATTTCCCTATTGACGAAATTAACAATAACTACCAAAATGGTGCCACAGAAAGTTCTGTTTCTTCTGGTGTTCGTGAGTCAACGGATTCTGAAAGTATTTCAGTAGAAGTTGAGTCGGATGAAACAGTGGTCCCCGTGGTTGCGCCAGCTACTCGTAGCAGTAACAAAAAACCAACGCGAGCCAGACTCACGAAGACCCAAGTGGACCTCGCTAGAAAACTTGGGATTACTAACGAACAGTACGCGAAGCAGCTTTTGAAGGATCAAGCGAATGGTTGAAGATAAAGATAATAGTGAACTGTTTGATGGCGACAAGCGCGAATCAAGAACCGCCGCCAGCTTGGGTGATAGAGAAACCCGCGAGATGAGTGAGCGCAAAAAAAGCTGGGCACCTCCGTCACTTTTGCCTGAGCCTACTCCTGTAGACGGTTATGTGTATCGATGGGTACGCACGGCCACTTTAGGGGAAGCCGACAACACGAATGTTTCTCAACGCTTTAGAGAGGGTTGGGAACCTGTTCCTGTTGACGACCATCCTGAAATGCAAGTCCTGACTGACCACAACTCGCGGTTTGAAGGGTCTATTGAAGTTGGTGGTTTATTGCTTTGCCGCACCGCTGAAGAGAATATGCGACAGCGGGATGATTATTATGCAAACAAAACCAAACAGCAGATTGATGCAGTTGACCAGAGCTATCTAAGAGAAAGCGATCCACGGATGCCGGTTCTCCGTTCAGAGAACCAGACGCGGGTTGGTTTCGGAAATGGCCGCTCATAGTAAGTCCTATGGGTTTTTTTCAACTGAAGATGCGAAAAGGAGACAGAAATGTCCTCAACTGCTGCACCCTTCGGTCTGCGCCCCATTGGTCGGTTGGATAGTGGTTCGTTAGAAGTATCGCGCCAATATCCAATAGCCTCAGGCTATGGCACAGCTATCTGCGTAGGTGACATTGTTCAGCTAGTAGATGGTGGAGCCGCTACTACCATTGAGAAGCAGTCCGCAACGGGCGACGACTCTACCGCCATTGATATGGTCGGTGTTTTCATGGGCTGTAAGTACACAGACCCCAACTCTGGACAGCTTACGTTTAGCCAAAAGTGGCCAGCCAGTTTGGTTGCCTCCGACGCTATGGCGTATGTCGTCGATGATCCTAATGTTCTGTTCACCATCCAAGCGGATGCTGCGCCTACTAACGTAGGGGACATTTACGGGAAAAACACTCTTCTAGTTCAGACTGCACCTAACACTACTTTAAATGTTAGCCGTGTTGCTCTGGATATTTCCGAACTTTCTACCGATGCTCAGAACCCAATTCGGGTGATTGACTATCTCGGCGGAAACGAAGGGGATGAGAAGGGTACGACTTTCCCAATTCTGGTGTGCAAGTTTAACTATCACCAGCATTCATCCACAACTGGTTCGGCATAGGGGGATTGAGTTATGGCTATTGCAAGAACACAACTCCTTAAAGAACTTCTTCCGGGCCTAAACGCCCTGTTCGGTTTGGAGTACGAAAAGTACGAAGACGAACACACGATGATCTACGAGACAGAAAGTTCTGATCGTAGCTTTGAGGAAGAAGTTAAGTTGTCTGGATTTGGTTCCGCTCCGGTTAAGCCCGAAGGCGAAGCTATTTCTTACGACAGCGCACAGGAGTCATTTACGGCTCGGTATAACCATGAGACGGTTGCTATGGGCTTTTCCATTACCGAAGAGGCAATGGAAGACAACCTGTATGACTCGCTCTCGGCTCGTTATACCAAGGCTCTGGCTCGTGGCATGGCTTACAGCAAGCAGACCAAGGCTGTTACTCCCCTGAATACGGGGTTTGACACCTATCAGTCTGGTGATGGTGTAACGCTTTTTAATGCTTCTCACCCAACGGTTGCGGGTGGCACGAACTCCAACCGTCCAGCAACAGCGGCTGACTTGAACGAAACCACTCTTGAGAATGCGGTAATTGATATTGCTGCATACGTCGATGAGCGTGGTCTTCTTATTGCAGCCCGTCCACGTAGGTTGATTATTCCACCTGCACTGACGTTTGTTGCAACTCGTATTCTCCAGTCGGAGCTTCGGGTTGGAACTGCTGATAACGACATCAATGCTATTCGTAGCAACGGTTCGATTCCAGAGGGTTATGAGGTCAACCACTACCTGACCGATAGTAACGCCTTCTTTATCGTTACCGATGTTCCTAA